AATATGCGTCCGTTTTTCGAGCTTTCGCATGCCAAGCGTCCCGAATTTGAATTGTTCAATATTAAGCAAGATCCGGACAATCTCAATAACCTGGCTGGAAAGGAGGAATATGCGGAAATTGAGAATGAACTAAAAATGGCGCTCATGAACGAACTGAAGAAATCAGAAGATTCCCGTGTGGTTGGACCGGATAAAGAAATCTTTGACTCGTACGAACGCTATGTGGGGCCGATGCGCGAGTTTCCTAAACCTGAATAAAGTCTTATTTTATTGGATTTACTGTTTAGTCTTTTAAATCGAAAAAAAGCAAGAATTATGAAAAAAAATTTTAAATCAAATAATGCTTCTCCGCAAAACATTGTCAGAAGAGAGTTCTTTAAAAAAGCTGGACTAGTAAGAGGGGGTAAACGAATTGTACAAATCCATAAAACAATAAAGCTTTGATAATTTGATAGTTAAAGAGAGCCAGCGAAAAACGAAAAGTACAAACATTGTAATTGCGTTACATCTGGCTTTAATTCTCAGAGCCTGCCTCAAATATTTTGGGGCGCAAAAGTTAATTGTGTTGCGTTTATTGGCTCAAATATACCATTTTTAGCGGCTTATACGGCATTTTAAAGCCAAAAACATATAATCCAGCACAGATAGATACGAGCTCCTTACGGGGCTTTTTTTACGCCTTTTGTTTCTCATGGTTTTTTAAGATTTTGCGTGATGGGTGGACAGATGGGCGGACAAATGGGCGGACAAAACGTGGTTAAAAGTGCGGTTAAAATAAGCGCATGTTGTCATTATTCTGTCTTAAATCGCACTTATTTAATCTAAAACGGGGGGTTAATCCAGTGATTTCAGAATTTTAAAAACGGCAAAAACGAACGCGAAAGATTGATTTACAGCTACTTATTGCTGAACTCGCCAGTGAACACTACGGTGAGATGTGCGCGCGGCTCTTGTGTTGGGTCAATTCCCGGTGCAGGAAAAGAGCGCACGTGCCTAATTATGCGGAGTTTCGTTTGCCGTTAGGCTCTGATTTTGGGGGAAAATTGGAGAGTCGTTCAATCTCACGCTCCTGGCGGTCCAGTTGATTTTCTAGCTTAGAGATCAAGTTATCCTTTTTTACACAGAGGCCGCATTGTTCTTTTTCTTTCGTCACTTCATACTCGCCGGCTGATTCTGCTACCACGATTGGGCCGTTCGACACGCCAACTGCCTTTCCATTCCGAATAAGTTCATCAAAATTGATATCTACGCATTTTGTGAATATTATTTCCCAGTTTATTGCATTTCTGGAGTACCAGGACGACAGCGCGGTTTGTCCAATCCCCAGGAATTTAGCAAAATCCTTATCAAACCGAAAGTTATAAAACTCCTTGATGGCGTTAAGTATTAGTATTTTATCGTCGCTTTTCAATATTTTTGGTTTTTTTAATCCAAAATATTTGGATATTCCACATTTTGCGTATTATTTTGTAGTCATCGAACGCAACAAAGTTAACACCTTTTTAAATGGAAAATCAAGTGGGTACTGAAATTACTGATAAAAACATTCGAATGATGAAGGAAAAACTCCCAATCGGCAGCTATCAGATTTTATCTAAAAAGCTGAATGGAGAGTACAGGCCGCGCACAATTGAGGCCATGTTTAACTGTCGGCGCACCATGCAGCCGGTTGTTTTTGAAGCCGCTGAAGAATTTATAGAAATGATCAACCCCAGTTAAAAGTTCAATCCCCCCGAACTATGGAATATTTAAACAACACACTATGCATTGAGGCCAGATGGTTGATAGAAGCCAGGATACTGAGCTACGACTATTATCACAAGCTCAACCAAAGAAACCAGATTGAAGTAGTTCGGCGCGCCTGCCTGAATACCCCAGCGTTGGTGGCTTACGACAGCATACCCGAGCGCTTCAAACGCAAGATCAGGGAAAAAATTGGCGATCCTTACAAGGCTGCCACAAAGAGTTCATTAAAAGATTTAATTACGGAAGACGCTGAGGCCCGGAAATTTTTCCGGGAGTATGTGAAGGATGATGGTGAGCATTTGCCCGAGGAGGCACAAATTGAATACGCCACAAACGCGGAGATCCTCAATGCGCTTCACGTGATTCTCACAGACCGCTCCGCAGCTAGAAAGGCCATAGGGGGGAAACTTACGGGTTTATGGCCCAAGCTTGCGGACGCGGTTTTAAAGCTGGATAAAACAGTATTTAAGCACTCTTTACCAAAGAACACCCGCCGGTTGCAAGACAGGTATAAACAATACAGAGCTTCGGAAGATTCGAACTATGACCGCGTAGGTTACGAGAGCCTCATTCATAAGAACTGGTGCAACAAATCAAGCGAAAAGATTAACGAGGACGCAAAGATTTGGATGTTGTCGCGCTGGACGTCAATGATTGACAGGGTGGCTAATGAGCAGCAGCTGTTGAACGAGTACAACAACCTGGCCGACAGTCAGGACTGGAAGCAACTGAAAAGCGTAGACACCATTCACCGGTTTTTATATGCTCCCGACGTGCAGGGCTTGTGGTGGGGAGCTCGTTATGGCGAGTTGAAGTTTAAAGAAAAATACGGCTACCAGATGAAAACGGCGTTGCCAACCATGCGCGACTCGCTTTGGTATTCCGATGGTACTAAACTGAACTATTTCTACCAATACCGCGATTCAGACAATAAGCTGAAGGTTAAAACTACATCAGTTTACGAGGTGATGGACGTTTACAGCGAGTGCCTTGTTGGGTATGATGTCGCTGATAAAGAAAACTATCAGAATCAATACAACGCTTACCGCATGGCTCTCGAGTTTAGCCAACACAAGCCCTATCAGATTAGTTTTGACGGACAGGGCGGTCACAAAAAATTAAAGGCAGGGGAATTTTTGAGCAAGCTGTCACACTTGTCGATAAAAACAAAGCCCTACAACGGTAAATCAAAAACCATTGAGAGTGCCTTTGGCCGCTTTCAGCAGCAATTCCTTAAAAAAGATTGGTTTTTCACCGGTCAAAATATTCAAACGAAGCGAGAGGAAAGCAAGGCTAATTTAGAGTTCATATCTGCCAACAAAAAGAACCTGCCAACTCTCGAGGAGATCCACAAGGTTTATAAAATGCGCCGCGATGAGTGGAACAACGCGCCACATCCAAAGAATCCTGAAAAAACACGGCTTGAAATGTACCGCGAAAGCTCCAATCCACGCGCCGTCAAGCTTGAACTGATGGACATGGTTGACCTGTTCTGGATACTACGCGAAAAGCCTGTTAAGGTGAGCGCGTGGGGTGTTTCATTCACCGAAAAGAAAGTGAAGTACGACTACATGGTAAATACACCCGCCGGATTTCCAGATCATGACTGGCTGGTTTCCAATATCGACCGCAAGGTGCGGATTAAATTCGACCCGCAAGACTACAGCGTGATCTACTTGTACGAAGATACGCCGCAAGGCCTGCGCTTCTTAACTGCCGCCGAGCAGAAAGTTGAAGTACACCGCGGCAAGCAGGAGCAGGAAGATTGGGAAGCCAGCTGGATGAAACAAGTTGATGCCGCCTTTGAGCGCAAGCGAATTGCCATCCACAATGAAATTAAAGCCATTCAGGAGAAACACCACCAATTGCCTGAGCAACACGGGCTCAATACTCCGGCCATTAAAGGCATCAGCAAGAAAAAGCAAAAGGCGAAAAGCCAACCAGCCGACAACTTTGGACGCTTGCAAAAGGCCATGAGCAACGCTGTAGCCGCCGGAGCCGATGATGATGACTTTGACGAAAACGACTTATACAATTTAATGTAAGGCTATGAGAATTGAAGGTTTTTTTCTGGATGTAGACGAGCTGGCGTTAGGCATCAATATGTACTACGGCGAAGATGAAAACGGGCAGCTACATGCCGTGGAAATCGGACTATTGATTTTTAAAATCGTGCTCACCAAATATTTATAAAAACAAAGCCCCTTTCGGGGCCTCTAAAGCAAAACAAAGATATGACAAACTTAGACAAACAGCAAGTACAAATGGCGCTCGGGCAGTACTGCCAGCGCTACGAAAGCCAAAACAAGGCAGCGAACAGCCTAAGGGGTGTTAGTTCGGCCACTGTATCTCAAATGCTGAACGGCAACTGGGAAAAAATTAAAGAGGAAATGTGGAAAAACGTAGCGGCACAAATTGGCTACTCGGCTAACGAGTGGACCGCCGTTGAAACGCGCGATTTCCGATTGTTGAACATGCTGCTGGCCGACGCCAGCCACAACAGCAACGTGTTTGCAGTGACGGGCGATGCGGGCACCGGCAAAACCTTTGCCTTACGCATTTTTGCAAAAGAGCATAAGCGGGTTTACCGGCTTTCGTGCAACGAGTATTGGAATCGCAAGATGTTTTTGCAGGAATTACTCTCAGCCATGGGGCGCGACTACTCGGGCTACACCGTGGGCGAAATGATGTACCAGGTAATTTCGAACCTGAAAAAGCAAGACCGGCCTTCAATTATTCTCGACGAAGCCGACAAGCTGAGCGACCAGGTACTCTACTTCTTTATCACCATTTACAACCAGTTGGAAGACGACCTGGGCGACATGCATTGCGGACTGGTATTGGTAGCTACTTCGCACCTGGAGAAACGGATTCACAGGGGGATCAAGCTCAACAAAAAAGGCTACACCGAAATTTTCTCGCGCATGGGGCGCAAGTTTATCGAGCTGAAAGGCGTAGGCTACTCCGATGTAAAGGGCATTTGCAACGCCAACGGCATTGATAAGGCTGCCGACGTGAAAGCCATTTGGGAAGACTGTGAGGGCGACCTGCGACGCGTGAAGCGCAAAATACATGCTTTCAAATCATCAATAAAAAAGGAGGCCAGCCATGCGGAAGCTTAATTTTTACGACTACGGGCAGGACTTCCTGTGGTGGAAGGTTGACGCCGACGGCCTTGTGACCGACTGCGGGCCATTTCAGCAGGATATATGGGTAGGATCAAAGGTGATCAACGAAACAATTGTTGAAGGTGGGCGCGTCCAGTTCCTTTCAAAGCACGGAGAATTATTGGAATTGAAATACGAAGTTGAATCAATTGAAACGACGAACTAAATGACAACTAAAAAGCTAAACAGGGCGGTATCCATCGATCAACTTGAGCGCATGAAGTTTAACGAGCTCCCGTTTGAGGGCGAGTGGCGTGCGCTGGTTGGCGAGCCTGAAATTAGCGGTTCATGGCTGATATGGGGCAACAGCGGAAACGGGAAAACCCGCTTTGCCCTTCAATTATGCAAATACCTGGCTCAGTTTTGCCGGGTAGCCTATAATAGTCTTGAAGAGGGTGCCTCCAAGTCCATGAAAAAAGCTTTCAAGGAGGTTGGCATGAGCGAAGTAAAGCGCCGGGTTATTCTTCTGGACAATGAACCTATTGAAGAACTAAAAGAACGCCTGAGAAAGCGCCGCAGCCCCGATGTTGTCGTTATCGACTCGGTGCAATATTCGGGCATGAATTACAAGGACTACACCGCCTTGCGCCGTGATTTTACCAACAAGCTGTTTATCCTCATCAGTCACGCCGATGGCAAGAATCCGGCTGGTCGCACAGCCAAAAGCATTCGTTACGATGCTTTTGTCAAAGTGTGGGTTGAAGGGCACCGCGCCTTTGCTTTGTCGCGCTACGGCGGAGGCGAACATTACGACGTGTGGCCCGAGGCGGCAGCCAATTACTATGGCGAAAATTTAACACCACAGCAATCATGAAAAAAAAGTTAATCAACTCAATGCTCCACTCACCGCAAGTGCGCAACGCAACCATGCGGTTGGGAGTCAGCCACGACAACATCTTGGAGACTTACTACGACTCCGGCATGGAGTACCTTGCCCGGCTGGAACACCGGATCTGCAACAAGCGGATTTTTGACCGGCAGTTTAAGGCGGTTCGTACCCTGCCCGCGTTCAGGCGGATAACTCCGCGCGAGCTCTTTACCGCCATGCGCACCGCTATTCCCTTTTGGTTTTGGTGGAGTACCCAGCTTTGGGGCGAGTGCTACAACGGCAACTTTGACGATACCACCGAACTCTCATACCGCCTCAAACTGAGCGGCGATTTAATACCTGACTTTATTCTTAAAAAAATAATTGATGAACAAGAATCGAACACAAACCGCCGAGCTCAGGCGCAACCTCATCTGCAAGCTTCAGCAACTTCAACAACGGGAGGAGTCGCTGGAAAAGGAGCTTTCATCCCTGCCGACCTTCTGCATGGAAAAGTATCGCGAACTGCAAGTGGTGCGCAACGGCATTGAATGCACACAAAACCGGATTGACGGCAAGTTTACAGATGACCGTAGTGAATTTGAAAAAAAACTGGCAACATGATTTTACAACTGCACATTACATCACAAGAGCTCATCACATTTTTTGAGGGCATGGGCTACGAGTGCCGGAAGATTGAAACAGCCTCGTTTACCAAGCGTACGCACGGCCCCGGCGATGTGGTCATGATCCCAACTGACCATGTGCTAATCAGAGGAGGCTTTGTCCCGGCCAATAAACTGATGAATGAATATGTACGCATGAGCATTCTCAACCCCGGGCAGTCGGCCACGGCTAATGTCGATCAGGCGGCGCGCAACCTGGTCAAGCCAATCAGTAAAAACCAATTAACAAAACAAGTATGAATACAGAAGTACTCTCAACAATCAACGAGGAAACGCTTGTACTGGCAGCCCCGCAAGTTATCGACAAAAGCGTTTCGGTAACCGAGCCTATTGTTATTTACAATCAGGCTGCAAAATGCCACCGCAACGAACCCTGTCGGTGCGGTAGCGGCAAAAAGTACAAACGCTGCTGCATGAGAAAGCACCGCACAGGCGAACGAGCACACTATTATCATTAATCACTCATAATTATTTTGAATCAATGGAAAAGACTATTAATTATCAGGACTTGACAGCGGAGCAAAAGCAACAGTTCCGCGAAGAAATGGAAGCCGAGCAGCGGGCTGAAAAAGAAGCCGCGAAAAAACTAAGAGCCGACTATGAGCAGTTGAAAAATGAGCAGGTAATGGCCTCGTTCAAGCGGCTGCAAAATGTGTCATCGGCATTAACCGAAGAAAAGGTGGACATCTTCAACCAGTTTGGCAGCCTGCTGGCCATGAAAAAAGAACTTTACAACCTCACCGAAGACCAAATGGATCTGCAACAGTCGCACACCTTCACCAGCGCCGACGGGCGGGTGTCCATCATCATCGGCTCAAATGTTATTGACCGCTGGAGCGACGATGTTGGCGTTGGCATCGAACGCGTAAACCAATGGATCGACTCCAAGATTGCCACGCCCGAAGATCGCGCGATTATCCGGGCACTGATGAAAACCAATTCCGACGGCGTACTGAA